ATTATGCTGGGGAGCGCAACTATGCCCGCTACCCATAGCCGTATTTATTGCCGTTCCGACAATTGACGCCGACGGCGCGCAAATCCTATTCAAAGAATCTTGCGGGCTTCTCATTCTTCCTAATGGCATAATATACCTCCGTCATGTGTTTTTAAAACAAAAATTATCGAATTTCCAAATATCTTCACTATCAAGATTATTGTCTTTTCGCTCGGAATAATAATTATTATAATTTCTTGTCGGGTTCCATTCAAATTCTTGTGATATGAATGTTCCAAGATACGGTTTTGCTATTGACAATATAAAATCCGTGTCCAAATCTTCCGGCCTAACAACGCCCCTGTCTGGGTTTTCAATGGCCCAGCAAATTCCAGCTACAAGCCCTATAGCCACCTGTATAGTCGTTGCATTCTGTAATGGTGCAAGTATTCTCGCATCTTCTATATTTAACGATGTCCCGGTCCACCATATATGCTCATCGTCATACCCTCCGAACATACAACCCAGAGTATCACTACCGCTAAGTATATCATTTTCGTAAAGTATTCTCTGCCTTTCCGGTTTTCTATTATTATACGAGCAATAATTTTCCCCCGCAAATTCGCGCAAAGAGGCTATTGTCGAATCACACGGCTGGTAACAATAGTAAACCGTCGGGCGATATGATCCGTCCTTAGTGGTGAAATATTTACTAATGCTATAAGCTTCACCGTGACGGATTAACGCCCCTACTATTTCGTATCCGTCAATATTTTTTTCTCCTATTGCTTTATCTTTATCCTCTTGGCTTTGCTCTATTTTTACCTGTTTTATTTTAGGATCACAAGGAACAAAGGCACGAGTCAACGTGTGCATACCCATTTGAGATAAAAATATCTGGTTTTTTGGCCCACTATCTGGAACATTAGCATGTTCCGGCATATCTGTCTCATGTGTTCCCCAGCCGAGTTCCGCCGGGCTTGTCGCCTCTTCCACTAAACCCAAAACAGACCACGTTCCGACAAACTCCCCTGGCTCTTTGGGCCTGATTGTGATTTGAGTATCTCGCTCCGTGTCCAGTATCACTTTTACGCCTATATTTTTGGCGATAGTAGCATAATCATTTTTGTTTGCAGGCTTGATACTTACATTTTTGGATTTTGCAAGATCAAGTATCCCCTGTTTGGCGAAATGACTTATTAACCCAGGGTTTGCTCCCATATCAAGTATGGCCGTTTTTCCATTATTGTCTTTCCACGAATTGACGGTTTTGTCTATTTCCATATCCCTTGAGTACAGGCTTTTGTCAATCGGGGTACGTTTGTCAAATCCATCGGCATAGTCCCATTCCTCTATTGACGTGTTGATATAATATATTTCATTCTCTTTGCAATATTTAATAAGCTCTGTACATGCTATATCATAACATACATCAATAAGCAAATCTCCCGTAGTCAAATATTTTTCAAGAACTTGGTACAGGTTTTTTTCCACTATATGCAACATTTCAAATTTAATACCCTTTTTAATCCATTCTCCTAAAACCTTTGACTTATCAAGCATATCGATAATGGTTATCTTATCAGGCGATATATTTACATGACGTAATAAAATTGGTAGCGTACATTCAGCAACACTGCCAAAACCAAAAAAAACTATTCGGCCATTAAAATCATATATCTTTGCCGCTATCGGTGCCGCTTTCGCTGGCAGTTTCGGTTCCTTCTCTCCCGGTTGCCCGTTATCGACAAGGGACACGTTTTCATTTGACAAATTCGGTAAATTCGCCTTTTTCAATTCCACAAAATCACTCGCCCCTCCCTCGGCCAGTGCATAAACAATAGCCGAAAGCCCGCGCCTGTCCTCATCGCTCATTTTTGATATTTTATCTTTAAAATTCATTTTAATCAGCAATCCATTTAAAACCGCATTGCGCCGGAAGTATCTTTTCAAAAGATAGGCCGTATTCAAGTATCACCTTTTCAAAGCCTATCGGAAACCTTTTGCACTGTTCCGGTTTCCCGTCACTATGTAACACACACAAATCACCTTTGAGCATCTTGCAAATCTGCGTATGCTTTGTAGCAATTGCCCCGCTATTTCCTTTCGACGAATCTATTATTTTAATGCCGCGAGCCAACAGAAACTCATACGCTATTTTTTTTTCTTCAATGTCGGTAAATGTCATAAACGAAACGTCATCGCGGCAACATTCCCCGCATTGAGTACATTTACCAATCCAGCTCATAACGCTTCTTGCTCTACTGCAATATCGAAATTTAACGGGACTTCATGATTTTTCCAATCAAACCCATCCCAGCTTCCTTCTTTGCCGACCAGATATTTTTTATCTTCGTCATCAAGATTATCAAATTGCGCTTTAGCCTCTTCATCGTCATATTTCCCCTTTCCCGTGTCGTAAACCGGTTCCAAAATACACGCGCACCAAGGATGCGCCGGATACTCAGGTACTTCGTCTTTTGGGAAAACACCTTCACCCATTCCGTACATATCGGTTTCTGCAAAAAAATTGCATTCGTCGTAATGCTCGTGGACACCTGATAAAACCCATTTTATTCCAGTTGCATCAGGGTCATTTTTCGCCTCGTATATACGGGCGTTCCCGTATGCCCTCGCCAGTTCGGTTGTGGCAAGCCTCAGGGCGTTATATCTCGCCTTGAACATGATCGCCCGGTCTACTGTTTTTTGTATCAATTTATCACTTGCGTCTTTTGACAAATTCGCAAGGTTTCTATACGATTGCGCTAATTCAGATTTATCACTATCAGTTAGCTTGTCTATCTTTTCTATAACCCTGTCAACCTTTGCCCTGTATGCCATGTACATTTCCGCATCATCAGATATTTTCGCGGCCTGTCTCCCCGTTTGTAATAGATCATCCATATATTTTGGTAAATCCGCTTTGGTCAATTTATTGTCAACCATATCAACTGCTATTCTGTTCCATTTGCTTTCTATCTGCATCGCAGTCCTTACGGTTGCGGCTATTTCCTCTACCCTTGAAACGTCCTGTATTTTAGTACTCAGTGAATCACCTTCAATTATCACACTGTTTGAATAGTATTTCCTGAACGAAACGGGCAAATTTACTTCTCCGGCGTCCTCGACGGATTTTTGAACGGCTTGCATTATTATATTTTCTTGCTCTTGCGGTACATTGTATTTCGTCCATATTTTTTTCAAACCGACTTCGATATTATCAATATTCGTATTTGACGAATACATCATTTTTTGAACTTCTTCGGCGGCATTAGAATATAATTTTGTCAATTTGACGTTTACTGCTTTAATGTTTTTGTCAAGCTTGTTCATATTTGACTATGCCGCTTTTGTTGGCTGCTTGTTACCAAATTTTGCAAGTATTCCGTTTATCATGCTTTTAAAATCGCCTGATTCTTTGCCCCCGCTTTCCCCCTCTTGATTACCCTTATTATCGTTTATGTTATTACCCTCTTGCGATTGCATGTTTAAACTATCCTGCATTTTCTGTGCATACCCATTGTCAATACCGTCGCAAATGGTTTGTGCCTTGTCAGGATCGTCATCGAAATATATTTTTGCTATTTCTTTCCATATTTCTTTTGCCAAGTTTTCAGGGGGTAGCTCTTTCAGTAAATCCATACCGCGCTGTATCCTTTGCATCGAATACGCTTCCACAAATTCACTCGGGAAATCAACGGAATAAGTCACGCCGGTATAGATATAATCGCCGAATGTTTTGGCGCACCATTCTTCAAGCTTTTTCGATGAAAATGCAGTCTTTGTCAATAGGGAATTAGAAGCCCTGAAATCCCATTCCTTCGATATACCCGAGATTGTAGCGACCCCTTTGCGCGCGCTCCCCGATACGCCAAGCTGGTTAGCCGCCTTGTATATTTTTTCTTCCAGTCTGTCCGCTCCCCGGAGTAATACGTCAAGACAATCGGTTGGCGGGCTTATAAATTGCGGCGTATGCTTGGCCTCGTTCGGTACTTCGATTGCATTGGTCACGGATAAAGCGAGCTGTGAACCGTCCATCGTCGGAATTGTTAAGATGGGGAAACAGTAAACGTCAAGCAACATGATCCATGACTCGATGTTGTAGAGGATAAATGCCATGTTTGCAATATCGGCAAGCAAAGGGGAGGGGAATTTTGAAAGATTATTACATTTGGCGTAGTCAAGTATGGGATATACCGGCAAGTAATTGAGTCCGTGCCTGGCTTTTGATACAATGACTTCAATGGTTTTATTTCTGTCGCTTTTGTCGATTTCTTCGTAGTAAAGAATACTGTTATAATTCTCCCAGCGCCTGTAATATTGTCGTAAAGAAACCTTACCGCGAGTGCTGCTATCTTCAACCATTTCCTGTTTGTCATAAAATGTAATCCATTCCAGTTTTCCCCAGTTATTGCATTTCCATTTAAAAACCTCATGCGGCATTTTCTCATAAACGTATGGAAATTTTCTCCCGTCCACCGCATCCTTTACAGTACCAACCTTTTCCGCATCAGAAAAATTATCCATTATGATAAAAGTCAAACCGAGCATACGGGCATGCGTTTGTGCCGTTTCATTTACATCCTGTAAACACGTTCCGGTATTGTCTGCATTTTCGATAAAAATATTGAACAAATCGTTATTTGATTGCCTTAATATTTCTTTCTCGAAAACCGGCTGCACCATTGCATCAACGACGGAACGAAAAGCTACCACCGACCGTAAAGAATATTTTTGCCTCTCTTGATACCATTCCTCTCTGGGGAAATAGATTAAATAGCTGTTGTCCCGGTATCCGTGGCTCCCCTCGTAAGTGTAAAGCACTTGCGCGTATGGATTGAGGTTGTGTATATCAACGTAGGTTCTATCGTCGCCCTTAATCGAAAACCGCCCGGAAGTCCTATATGGTGCTCCGTCCGCTTGATAGATAAGACTTGTAACACCCTGCCGGGATCCATACGGCGCACTGGCAGGCATAACCTGGCCGCCAGCTACCCGGCTATCAGAGACGTTCGCGGATAGCGGGCCTGTCGGGTTAGCTTGCGATACTTGACCACCGAAAAAGATTGAGTCTGCCATTAGTGAGCTCCCATGTGTATCATGCGTCCGGGCCTGAAAAGAGATTTACTACGCAGCAATACCGCTCATGTGTAACAATCGCCCACCCGTTCTTATATAAAGCCATCTTAAGGCTTGTGATATACTGTCAACAATATCGTCATTCTTTCCATTCGGGAAAACCTTCAACTCCTGCTCAACGTCTTTTACCCATTGGCAATTAGCTGGAAAATACACATTGCCAGCCTCGAAAACAAAAGAAACGGCATACGCACGGCTTTCTTTGCCTTCTTCCGGGTTTATCGGAATAAGGCCGGGTATTTGCTTGGAAAGAACGGAGATTACCGCCGCGCCGTTTGCTTTTTCTTCGACAAGCTTTTCCTGGCTATAAGGAAATGCTTTATTGACCGCCTTGACCTGTTCGACCGTTTCGACAAAATCAAATTTTCCTCTTGACATGCCGAGCAAATAAGAATCAGCGCCGATCTTGCCCCATATAGTGCATACCACGTAATCGCTCGTAGTCGTTCCCTTGAAAGCGCAATCCCACGATTGTATTATCCTGTCAAAACGCGATGGCATGACCGTATAATATCGAAACCATTTTTCTTTGAACATCCCGCCTTCGGTAGGTGCTGGTCGCTGTTGTTGCATGGACGCGAAAAGACGTTCTGAAAGCGCCTTTGCTTCAAGTGCGTTTTTAAGACTATGTTTTTCCTCCCAAAGCACTTCACCTATTGCCCGCTTGTCATATTCATTGTCGGACGGTTCCTTTATTCGCGGTATCGAAATAACTTCCCAGTCATCTTCAATGTTAAGCAATCGACCGGGCAAGTCATCTTCATGCCATCGCGTCAACATTATCAATTGCCTGGAAAAATTATGAAGCCTATTTTTAAATACTGAAATATACCAATTCCATACACGCTCTCGGATTGTAGGGGAGAAAGCGTCAATGTGATCCTTAATCGGATCGTCAATTATTCCAACATCAACAGGATCGCCGGTCAGCGGGCCTTCAACGCCGACACATTTGCATCCTCCACCATATCCAACCGTTTCAAACTCAACACTATTTCTAAGCCATGAACCACGCCTATCAGTTACGACGTTTGAGCTATTAAGAAATGTTTTAGGAAATATCGCTCTATAAACAGGGTCGTCAATGATGCGTTGTATTTCACGATTGAATTTACTTGCCTTGTCAGCCGCGAAAGATACAAGGGCGGCTTTCGTGCGCGGGTCTTTGCCTAAAATAAAAGGGATTAAGCGCCTGGTAACTATCTCTGATTTACCATGTTGCGGCGGCATGAACACCATTAATTTTTTTATTTTACCCGATACGAAATCATCACACTTTTTGCAGATCAATTCATGGAACCATTTTGCTTGATAATTGGGATATGTTGTTGTTATAAAGTCAATTAGATAATTACGAGCGAGATACAGAGTTATGTCCTGCTGTAAATCATCAAGGTTATCTATTTCAAGCGGGTTTTTCGTTGGACTCATTTTTCACTTTTGCGAAGTTTAAAGTGTCGCGCATTTCCCTGAGCTTGTCGGGGTTGGTTTGTGAAAAATCGAATTGGCTTTGTATAGGGTTCCCGTTTTGCCCGCCGAGGTTGACGGCCTGTACCGGCATACCGTCGAGATAGTTGAGATAAATTTTAATTGCCCATTCTTCGCCGTTCATCGCGGCTTGATGGACCTTTGCGATGTAAAGATGTCCGTTGGTTATCTTCTCGGCAACATCTTCGCCGTACACATCGCGTATAGTTTTCTTGACCTCTTCCGCGCCGCGAGCTTCCGCAGCGGCAATCTTCCGCATGAGCGCGACGAGGGAAACGGCACCCTTGGGACGACCGTTTGGGTTCGGCGGTGGACAACCAGGCATCCAGGGAGGTCTTAAATTCTCTTGTCTTTTTTCTATGCCCGTTTTCGGTATATCTTCGGTTTTTTTCGACTTTTCGTCCGAATTGGTCAAATTTTCGTCCATAAATACAATATAATGCGGGAAAGGTAAAAAGTCAAAAAGTATTTTAAATTAATTAAAAAAATATATTGACTTTTTATTTTGTGTGGTGTATATTATTTGGCATGATCTGGAAAATCCTATTTTTAAATTTGTAATTACTCCCCCCGGCAACGTATCAAAAATACGTGTTCCTGTGCTTTTCCTTCCAGATCATCACAGGGACAGCCGGGAGGTTTTATAAAATGGCCTCCTATCGACAATTTTTTATCGGTTTTTGGGATGATCCCGATATTGAGCCATTTTCCCCAGAAGAGAAGCTTGTTTATCTTTTTCTCTTTACAAATCGCCTCGTAACAGAATCTGGTATTTATTCAATTTCAACTAAATTTATATCAGAAAGAACTTGTATAAGTATTAATAAAATCAATATAATCTTAAACACTTTGCAGAATAAATATAATAAGATAACAATTGACATAAATATAATATTTGTGCATGGTTTTTTAAGGCGTAATTATCGTGGTAAACCTGATCTTTTGAACTCATCCATCCTAAAAAACTTTGATGATTACCCATCTTTATCTTGTTGGAACAAGTTTTTGATTGTTTATAAAAATCATTGTATTTGCAATAAAATCAATGAAAAGATAAACACTTACCAAACACTTAGCCAAGTGTTCAATGATAATGATAATGATAATGATAATGATAATGATAATGAAGATTTAGCACAAGATAAAAATACCGAAAAAAAGACCAAAAAAGTATTCACCCCCCCCACCTTTGAAGAATTTTTGAGCTACTGCAAAGAAAACCGACACGCAGGATTGGCGGAAAGGGCATTTAAGGGCTATGAAGCTTCCG